GCTTTACACCACTTGGAATTCCAGTAAATTGAACGGCTTAACCAACGGCTGATATAGCCGTTCCACCACGAATTGCAGCATAACCAGCACTTGTAGCCGTTGCCGCGTTGCCTGATATGTTAGTTTGGTCGCCTGTATTTGTGCCTGATAAATTTGGTGCTGAAACATTACCACCTGAAAAAATAAAATTAGAACCATCATAATAAAGATATTTAGTTCCATCTACAAAGTAATATACTCCAGTTGTACCATTAGACCGCCTTGCATATACATCACCAGCCGCATCTATTTTAGACCCACCAGCAAAAGTAACACCAGAACTAAATGCACCGGTTGTAGCCGATACCGTTCCACCTGATTGGTTGGTTGCATTTGTAGCCGTTGCCGCATTACCTGTGCATGAACCTGAACTACCTGTGGTGTTTTGGTTTAGTGTTGGAAATGTGCAATTTGTTAGTGTGCCGCTTGATGGCGTTCCTAATGCACCGCCTACTGAATACTTGCCATTAAAAGTATTCCAATCGGTTGATGTGAGATAACCATTTACCGATGTAGTTGCTGCAGCCATGCTAATATCAGGATTTGCCCCACCACTTGATACAACTGGAGCTGTGCCTGTTACAGAAGTAACTGTACCAACACTTGCTGTTCCACCTAAACTAACAGATGACCCATTAATTGTAATGCTTGAATTTACAAGACCTGCGTTTGGCAATCCTGTGCAATTAGTAAGAGTCCCAGATGCAGGAGTACCAAGCGCTGGAGTAGTTAATGTAGGGCTGGTTAAAGTCTTATTTGTAAGTGTTTGTACACCGTCTATAGTCACGGCTTTGTCGGCAGGATAGGTACAAAATACGTTTTTTACACCAGCAGAAAAATTAATTAATGCGGTAGTACTAAGACTATTAGATAGTACGGTATCACGAGATAAAGTACCGGCAGCAACCGTACCAATACCAACTTCCCAGTTAACACCATCTGTAATAGTGTAGTAAGTTGTATTGCCGTTGCCTATCGTAGAGGAAAATGTCTGAAATCCAGATACAGCACCGCTAAGTGTTAGCGTACCAGTACCTGTGGTAGACGATGTTTCCTGTACCCTATCCTTGACTATAAGAGCCATGCTTTATCCTAAGATAATGTTACTGAAAGACTACCGGAAGCAATCTTGAATATATCACCTGTATCAATTGTTTTAGCTGCGTCTAATGGAGTATGGTATAGCAAGTTACCTGCAGTTAAGGCATCGTATAGACCAATCCAACCAACCGTACCCCATGATGCCGTAGCCTGTGGGAATGTGCAGTCTGCGTTAGATAAGCTAACACCGTTTGATGGCGCAGCAAATGTTACGGATGTACGTGCATAAGAGCCACCAGATACTTGAGTACCTGTACCTGCATCTGTAGGGTCTGTAGTAAACAAAGCCACATAAATAGTTGTTGGTGCTGTGTAGGCTGTAGCTCGTAGCGTTACATTAATCAGCGCATTTTCTAGGTAGTTGGACATTTCTGACATAATAATTCCTTTATCGTGTTGCTATTGAGATTGAAATTGGTGACCCAGCATATTCGCCTTGATCATCTGATACAGTTAAAGCAGATACACCTCGGTCATATAATGTAGCCCAAGTTTGTAACCTTGTATCATTCATAATATAAGGCTCTGCTTCACCTAAAGATCCATAAAGCAATAAGTCAGGGCAATTAGCCATAAATACATTAGATGCTGTCGTGCTACTTAAAAATGTTGGCGCAGCGTAATACAACATACTTAATGTGTAATTGCTGTCTGGTACTGGTGACAATTGAAACTCTTGTGCTAATACTGTGTATTGGTGCGGTAATCCAGATTGAGTAGTACGAGAATTGCGAAATAAGTTACTAGGTGACTGATATTCTAATGTTGTTACTGGATTTGTTTGTAGGTGTAAGTCACGCATTTGTAAGAAGTCTGATGGCAATTCTACTGTAGAATCACCGGCAGTTGTAGTTGTTGTTACTACCTTAAGCATTTGACGTATACGGAGTTCTCTGCGTAAACGTGTTTCAGCAAGCCTAATGAAGTCAGGAATCATTGCCGTTAAATCGCTACGAGCTAGGTAGCTGGCAATCGTAGTCTGTAAATCAGAGTAATTTGTCAATGCCATTATATGCGCCCTGCCCTTGTTCTGAATGCCCTGTTATCAGGGTCGTTTAACCATGCGTTAAATCGTTTTTTGTCTATTACTGCAAAGCCTCGTGTTATGCCTTGCTTTTCTAAATCTGCGAAAACTGTGAGCGGTATAGATGCGACCTTGTTACCAAATGCATCCTCGCTCCATCTTTTACGTTCGTCTTGAGCAGCGTACTCACGCTTATTCATCTCAAGTATGCCAGTTATGTCTTGGCTCTTAGCAATGATTAATTCATCACCGTTATCTATGAATGATGTATCTGTAATGCCGTTGGATATTATATTGCTCATAAGACCTCATAATGGGGGAGAGTTTCCCCTCCCCACATATCTAACTAACTATTAAGTTAAGTCAGCGATGATACCATGTGCTGCTTCGTTCTTAACTTCTAATGTGTACTCTACCAATAGTTGAGTTACATCAGCATCGCCAGTTTTGGCTAGCTCATTAGTTTGGAATGGACGTAAGTAAGCTACTGAAGCCATTTCTGGATCTAGTAAGAATGCTACGTCATCATTGTCTGAGTTAGGAATGAAACGGTTAGGTACGATAGAGATAGTACCGAAATCAGAAACAAACACGTCAGCAGCAGCGATGATAGATGCTTGAACATTGCTTGGGATATCTTTGTAACGTGTAGCGATACCGGCAAATGTAGATGCAACTACTTTTTGAGCTGGAGTTACCATCAAGATTGTTGGTGAACCACCGCTTACGTAAGCAGATTGGATAACTGTGTTCAAGATAGTTTGTGTGAAAGCACGGTCAGTACCAGTAGTACGAGCAGTAGTACCAGACGCACCAGCAGAACCACCAGAACCGTTAGAAGTGTTTGAAGCTAACCATGTTTGTAGACCACCCAAAGTACGAGCAGTTGTAGCATCACCAGCAGCAGCAACTTGGTTGCTCAATAGGATAGCTTCCATGTCACGTTTGATTTCGGCAGAAGCCTTAGCCAATTGGTATGCTTTCTCAGATTTACGACCAGCTTTGTTAACTGTTTCCAAAGTACCAGAAACTTTAACAGTTTTAGCAGAGATTTGAGTACGGTTACCAATACGAGTAGTAGGTGACAATGTTGCATCAGATGCAGCAGCGCCCTCAACTACAGCGTTAGAAGTGTTAACAGCAGCTAGGCTGTCTTTTTGCCACTCGTGGTATACGGCAGTAGCAGAAGTCTTACCAACAGATGTCATGAATGGGGTATCTGTAGGAGAGATGTTGTAAATAACATTAGCCAAGTCTTCACGTTGACCAATGGCGGTATAGGTTTGATATGTTGCCATGATAATTCCTTAAATAAAGTTTTCAAAAGCAGAAACCGCATCACGGATTTTGCCTGTTTTTTGTAGTTGAGCCATAGCCTTCTTATGCTGGTCAGTATTTGTTGCTGTGTTACTGTTACCAGACTTAATAGTCTTAGGCGGTTCACTAACCCTCTTGTTTAGTTGAGGCTTAGATTGTTGTAATTTGTCGTACTGCATTGCCTTATACAATGCCATAACGTGCCGAGCATCACGTACTGCTGATAGCTCTTGGTCTGAGAATCCTAAGTTCTTTGCAAACGTACGCAAGTCTGACCTTAGTGCCTCTCCCTTAACTGGATCGCTATATTCCGGTAGTGATTCAGATAATACGGCAGCCTGCTGAGATAGGTATTGTTGCATTCCTTGCTGTTGCTCCGCTTGTTGCAGTTCTGCAATGCGTTGTCTTTCAGCTTGTATTGCGTATAACTTCTCTTTATTCTGCGACATCTCTGCCACTCGTACAGCGTAACCGATAGGGTCGGATTCTTTTAGATACTCTAAATCCTCTACTGGTTGTTGAGCATTCAGTAACTGCTCCATTGCTTGCAACCGTTCTGCATAAGCATCACGCATATATTTGGCTTCTTCAATAGCTTTTTGTTCAGCCTCTACTGCTTTTCGTTGCTCTGCTACTTGTTGCGTCTTTTTAGTGTAATCTGCACCTTGTTGCGCTAGTGATTTTAGTTCAGTTAAGGTTAGTTCTTTATCCTCGCCTGCGACTTTAACTTGAAACCGTTGTTCGTCTTGGTCTGGTTCAGACTCCTCTGAGCTAACTTCTTCTTGCTCAACTTCTTGCTCGTTACCACCTTCGTCATTCTCTTGCTCTGGTTGTGCTTCTGCTTGCCCTTCTTCGGGTGCTTCGTCACCGCCCATTAAACCTAAGAATGCGTTTGTTGCTTCATTGATAGTGCCATTGCTTTGTGTGTCACTCCCGTTAGGGTTGGTGTCGGTAGTCATTTGAATCTCCATATGCTAGTGCGCCTAGCCACGTTTTATAGATACTATAAAATCTTCCAGCGTTTGGCATTAATCTTGCGGTCATCTGCCATGCCCACTATATGAGCCATTACTTCACGGACAGCAGTTAGCTTTGTGTAAGCCTCTTGTCGCTCATCGTAATCGTAAAGCGGTGAATTAGCCCACCGCAGCATTTGTAAATCTTCCATCTCTTTAAATACATCCAAGAAGTTTTGGTCTTGGAGCATATTGTTTGCCCACTCTGATCTAGTCATTTTAACCCTATATCTTGTGTATTATACACCGTAATCTTCCATATCTTGTGGTTCAGCCTTTATACCACCTTTTACCATTTCATTCAAGCTAGTGATGGCTGACATAATAGCGTTAAGCTGTTCTGTCTGTAGTTTACCGTCTGTTGCCTGTGTCTTAATCTCAAGCTCCATCTGTTTCAATTGCAGTTCGGCTTCCTTGATACGGTAGTCACCTTCCATCTGCATTTGTTTCTGTTGCATCTCTAGCTCTTTACGAGCGTTATCTACTTGCATTTGTTCACGGTCTAGTTGTAGCTTGGCTTGGTTAGTTTGTGCAGTAAGTTGTGCCTTATCTGCCTCTACCTTGGCATATAACTGTGCTGCTTCAGACGTAGGATCAGCAGGTGGTTGACTTGCTTGCTGCATTATTTGCTGTTCAACCTCTGGCGTAATGTCATTAATGAATGATGTGGTGTCTTTAAATCCAGCCATCTCAATCATGCGACCAAGTGTGCTGCGGTATTGCGTTACAGTCACCAATGGATTGTTAGCACCGTACTTGCCGATGATTTCTTCCTGTTTAGCCATAATCATTTGCAGCATAGCAATCTGTTCTTGGCGGTTACCGTTACCCAAGCCTACGTTGATTGATACATCGTATAGGTTAGACCATTCACGTGGGTCATAAGATATCCATTTGCCACGCATACGGATTGTCTTAGCTTGGTTTTGGTATTTGCATAGTAAGTGCAAGATGCCACGGAATAATGATTTAACACCTGTTTCAGCAAAGATACGAGCCATTAGCTCTAGCTTACCTGCTGACTGTTGCATCATGGCTGCCACGGCTGTTGCTGTAGTGTTCTGAAGCACGTTAGCATCAAGACCTTGCTGTAGGTCACTAACACCGGTACGTTTAGCCTGTACACCATCCAAGTATTCCATCATAGGGAATGACTGACCGGCTGTGTTTGCTACTGTTAGTTGGTTAACTGCTTGAGGATTCTTAACACGGATAACACCACCGGCAGTAGACGTTAGTAAGTCATCTAGGTTTACTTGTCCTTCTACGGCAGTTACTCGTGCGTTATTAGTTAGGTACAAGTTGTCTAGCATCTGTCTTAGAATCGTAGACTTGGTTAGTTGCAAGTCCATTGTGCGGTCTGCTAGTGACTGACCAAAGAACTTGTGTGGAATAGGAATTGGGCATACAGAGTGGAATGGCACGTAGTCGCATTCTTCATTAGACAGTATTGTTTCACCGCCTAGGATAACCCTGCGTAGCTCTAATAAGCCGTTGTCGTTTGTATCTACCTTGATGTAGCACTCAAATATCTCAACTTCTTCCATTGATAGGTCGCTGGACTGTGTATAGTCAGGCAATTCATCACGACCAAAGCGAGCTAGGCGCTCTGGTGCGTACTCTAAACGGTCATTAGCTGGGATTGTGTCTACGATAGACTTCTCGTAACCCATAGCAATCAAGTCACCACGGGCAATCATTCTACGGTGTGCTGTGAATGGTGAGTCTTCAATGGTCTTAGCACGTTTACTGATTAAGAACTCCTCTGGTGGGACATTCTCAATGGCGATACGACTCTCATCGTTTATCTTTTGGATTGTAATGTTGTGGGTGTTGTAAGGCATACCATCAATGCCAATGACTACATCGGTCACTTTCTTGACGATTTCCCACTCGCCAGTCTGCATAATCATGGCTAACTCGTCATCGGTTAAGCCTTTGTACTTCTCTTTGATTGTGTCTTTCTTTTCTTCCCAGTAGGCTTTAACTACACCAACCTTCTGTAGTAATGCATCCTTGAACCAATTGTGCAAGATTAAGAAGCCATCGTTGTCTTTATAAAACACCCAGTTTGCCATGTCACTTGCTTGGTCTGCTAGTGGCTCTTCACCGTCTTTGGTAGCCTCAAAACGCACAGCGTCTTCGCATGACGTGAATACACGGATCAGTTGAGGTAATGCACCATCTACTGCCTCTGCTACCTCACCGGTAACTACTTGGCTGCGACCTTCTACCTCAGTACCGTATTTGTCACGGAAGTAGTAGCTCATTGCATCGGCACGAGCTTGAACCGTATCTGACTCTAAGTAGCCAATAGCGTTATTGATTTCATCAGCAACAAGTGCCTTTAATTCTTCTTGGTTCATCATACGACCCATGCCTTATTTTGTTGTAATGGTTGTGACCACGTTGTGTCTGCTTCTACTAACCCTATTGCTAAATACCTAAAAGAGTCTGCAAAGTGTGATGACCAGTCGTGTACTGGCTTATCGTAAAACACATTCTGCTTCTCGTTAAACTCACGTCTATAGTTACGTAATGCTACTAGACCGTTCTTTGTGCCTTCTATGTCAAACCAGCATCTAGGCAGCATACGTCTAACTGCTTGAATGCCATCTGCTATAGATAGGCTTGGTGCAACTGTTACATCTAGTCCAGCTTCCATTAAGACTTCTAACCGGCTGCGACCTGTAGTCATCTCTCTGACTTTTACATCGTGCGGAAGAATCTGCTGACCCTTGTCATAACCATTATCACGTAACCAGCTAACATAGTAATCTAGTCCGACTCCGTGGTTCTCAGTACAGTCTACTAGTTGTATCTCTTTGCCGACTATCTGAGCTACCCAAATACAGGTTGAATCACTTACGCCTAAGTCCCAGCTACATACAAGTTTAGCTAAACCGTCTTTAGGAACTTTAGTTACTCTGTTCTCGTTGTCGGCATCCATTAGTAACTTACCGTAGTAAGCACCTTCTACTGGTGCATCAAAGCTACACTCAAACTCTTGGCGGTATTTGTCATCGCCCATCTCATTACGTGCGCTTGCTAACTCTGACGGCTCTAGGATATTTGTATCACTAGCCTTAAACTCTAAGAACTTCCAACCTTCTGTAACCTGCGCTCTATCCTTAAATTCGGAGAAATGATTTTTCCCTTTCGGAGTGCCAATCATGAGGCAAAAACCCTTGCGATCTGCAAGAGCCGGTCTAATTATCTCGTTCCAAATCTTTGGGTCTTGGTCACCTATCTCATCTAGTACAACACCATCAAAGTATTGACCACGTAAGCTATCACCGTTTTCACTACCGTACAGGCTGATCCGTCTTCCCAGAAAGTCCACTCTTAGCTCTGCGATGTTTGCAGTACCACCAAGTGAGCGAGTGTATTCTGTAAGGTAATCCCATGCGACCCTTTTAGCCTGTGAATAAGTAGGTGCTATGTAAGCGTACCTTGGGTTCTTCTGTCCGTTCTGTAATGCAGAATGAATCAATTGCACTATAGCAGAAACAGTTTTACCCATCCTACGATGCGCTACAGCTACAACAAAACGATTCTCTCTTACTGCCTTGTGTATCTCTTTCTGTGGTAACCGAGGCTTGTAGCCTAGATCAATCGGGTTAGTAGTTGTCATCTATACCCGTTACCACTTGTATCAGCAATGGTGCATCAGCATCACCGCTTATTTTGTTCTCTTGGACTACCTTGCCATCCATTCTGTCAAAGACTTCTTTAATGGCTGATACGTCACCTTCTTCTGCTTTAGTCACTAGAGCCTCTGTGATAGTTCTAGCCCTTAATGCCTCATCTTGTATTAATACCCTTCTCAGAGTATCGTTCATCAACCTATTGATTTTACTTGAATGAGAATTGTTCTTATTCGCTTCTGCTGCCTTTTCTCTGGCTGCTGCTAATTGTGCTGCTTTTTCGTCTGTCATTTTGTTGTGACTCCTAACGGTTGGTCACCCAGTTGTTAAAATTAGTATTGCGGTCTTGCCGTTGCTTTCTGTTTACCGTACTTGGCTGACATCTGGCGAATCTTGTCTTCGTTCATTACTGCGTTTACTTTCTTATCCGCTATAGCTTGCTTAATGCCGGCTAAGTTTTCTTCGTAATCTCTTACAGCATCTACTT